AATGATGCAATACCAGCGGCGTTAGGGCCCATGATAGAAATATTGTCACCTAAGATTTGCGTTTGCCATATATATGGAGGGCCAAGGTACTGCATAGAGTAAACGGCAGAATCAGTAAACACAATAATCTCTTGGCGAGTCTGTACAGTTGTAATAATCTCTGAGCCATGCGATATCTGAATACTACCTGCTTGATTAGTAGCATTAGGCGTCCAGTTGTAGAGGTCGTCTTGATTAGACCAACGAATTAACATTGGGTTAAGAGTTGCGCTACCGTAGTCGTTACAGCCAAACGCAAGTACAAAACGCGATGTATCAGAAACAGTAAAGGTATTAACAACTGTTGGTACATCAACAATCAACGAGATATAAACAGCCGTGCCCGTACTAGATGCGTTGATTAAGGTGCCCGCTGAGTTAGCAATGTTAAAAGTCAAACCGTCTACGTTAGTTACGTAGTATGTTGTATTAGCTGAAACGCCTGTCGGCATAGCAGTAGTAGCGTTAAATTGCAGTGCTGCGCCTTCAGTAAATACAGTAGTAGCCGTCACAACAGTAGGTGATGCGTTTGTAAACGTAACATTACCGCCATCCGCATTAAGCAGTGTGCCGCGAGTTGACGTAGATGTATTCGCATCCCAGTAATAGATACCGCCACCACGGGGACCAAACAATAAGTTTTGCCCGTAGTTAATCTGGTTCCATATCTGTAGCGACAGAGTATCGGGAGTGCCAACACCCCAAGGACCCGCGCCCCAAGCGCCAGCGCCCCAGCCAACCAGTGGGAGTTGAAACTCAGGCCCAGCATTAAGTTGGTATGCGGCTACAACAGAAGCGCCGCCGCCTGGAGAGCCTGCAATAGCTGTAGCGTTAGGCACTACAGAAATCGTAATAGTGTATGTATTGGCGTCAATAACCGTGAGTTGAAACTCTTGATTAAGTACCGCAGCAGTGACGTTTGTACCTGCGCTGCCAATATCTACTGCGCCGCTAAAAGTCACAAAAGAGCCAGTAGTCGCACCATGCGCAGTATCAGTAACAGTAACCGTGGTTGAAGCAGTTAGAACAAACGGGTTGTTGTTGATCGTGACCGTTGTACGAATAGGAGTGATGTCGTAATAGAACCCACCGCTCTCGATATAAAACTTTGTGTTAGTGCCAACACCCATCAGGTTAGCGCCGCTAAGCGTAATCCAGTTCCAAAGCGAACGGCATATGCCATTAAAAGTGTTGGGTGAAACACGAGTCCAACCACCAATAGCTTCTGGGTTACCTTGACGAAAACGCACCTTGTCGCACTCGTACCAACCACCTTCAGTTGTGTATCGTGTGTTCTCCCGGTTGACGCCCGGCTTAAACAGAATTTTTTGTAATGGCATCGGTCAATCCAGTAAGGCGCACTCAGCCGTGCGGCGTTTTAATAAGCCCGGCAATACCTTGCCGCCACCTCTAGTCCAGAGCATCAGTTGTTCTTTTGCCCCTTCCCAATCGTTGGCGTTGATTTTCCTCTTTAACGTGCTTGTTTGCAAGCGCCCAATACCTAGGTTGTAACAGAAATCTACAATAGCGTTTAGCTTCCTTGGATCGCCTTGAGCAGCAATTACCAGCAGGTTTGGGCAATGCCTAACCGCACCGGGTGCGTAGGTGTGCAGAAGCTCCGCCATCAACAGCGCTCTGGCTGTTGGCTCATCCATTGGTGGGTCTTCTAGCGTTACCTTGCGCCCATCAGCGTAATAGGTAGAACCATACCCAATCGTGGCTACATTAGCTGGACAAAGGTATGGTTTGGCCCGATAGCCTTCAAACCGTCGGCACAGTTCAGCGGCTAGGTCTAAGTTCATATACCGCGTTGCTTCAGAGTTCTATCAAGGAACCAATAGTTAATTGTTCCAGCCAAGAGAGCCGAGAAGTCAGGAGACATAAAGAGTTTAAACACTTCAGTTGGGTCAAGGCCAGTTCGGTAACCTGTCCACGCATACCAAAAATGCGCCAAACTCCAGATTAAAAGAATCCAGTACGTAACGACTGGACGCACAGATGCAGACAGACTAGCCGCCCAGCCACCTGCCGCTTTGACCATCTCGGCCTGTTGGTTGATTGCGGCATTAAAGGCATCCATGACACCAACGTCAATAGCGGCTTCTCTTTGAGCGCCGATCTCGGCTAACTTCTGCTGCCCACGGATCTGCTCTAACTCGCACTGACGGCTAAACATAGCCATCTCATGCAAACGCTCGTTCTTCTTGTCAAAGAACTTTAGAACTTCAGGAGCCAGACGAAAGATACCGCCTAGCGCTCCACCCAATATTCCACCAAATACTTCAAACATTTGATTCCTTAATCGTAAACATTAGATTCTTGTGTGACGGGTAATTCACAATGACTTCACCTTCTGGGCACTTGTACTTGATGTGTGCCATCAACATGGCAACGCCGGGCGTTACTTGTGAAGTAGTGTCTAGTTTAAACTTGTACCCAAACTTATCCACTGTGTCGCTGGCTGGCCCAGAAAACGTGGCAATGCTAGGTTTGGCTGGGTGTACAACCAACTCAGAATCCCGCACCTCTAGTTTAAACGAGGTGACTTCGCAGTCGTCCCTAATCTTTTGCCGAGCCACTACAGCTTTAAACTCACCATTTGCAGGCGCATCAGATATTTGGAAATGCTCTGGCGACCACTTAAGAATGTCTTTATGGAACACGCCAAACTTATCAGCAAGCGTATAACCACCGCCAATCATGGCAGTTGAGGCAGTTACTGCGCCAATAATCTTGGTGTAATACTCAAGTTCCATATCAACCCAAACTCCACGCAATCATGTACGTTCCAAAAATCACAAAGGCCACCATACAGGCTGCGGCAATGAATGCTTCAGCCCAATCTTTCATGGCTAAATATTGTCAATTATTGCGCGGGCTTCTTCGTCTTCAACAACCGCCGCAGCAGACAAAGGATTAGGGTCATTGTGTGCGCCATACACATCGCCAATAACTTCGCCATCTAAATCCCGTAAAGCAAACACGCAGTAGTACGCAGTGTTTGGCGCAAGCGCAGTAATTTTGTGTTTTAACTCTTTACGCATGACCAGAAATGTTGGCGCAGTAAATTCCTTGGGTTCTTTGCCCTCCACCTCAACGCTGACTTTCCCGCTAGTTAAAAGGGTAACGTGGTCAAAGTGGTGCTTATGCCCGCCCGCTGTATCCCCTGCGTTTACCAAAGTGCTTTGGCGAACCCAAATGTTTCCAAAATATCCTAGATCGTTGTACATCTCTACCCTTTACAGTTCAACAACAGCAGTGGGCATCTCAAACAAAATGTTTGGGTTGCGGGGCCAGACAAGTTTAAACGGAGCGTTTGATTGATTTAAAACATTTTGCACAGCCGTTTTATAGGTAACCCATGATTCACGTTGCTCAATTGGCAGCATTAGGTTTTGTATGTGCTCATCCGCTTTACTGCATAAATCTGTAACAGTGTTCTGCGCCGCTTGAGTTAACTCAACTATACGCTTTTGCAGGTCGCTTCCAGAGTAATTAACTGCTGTAAAACTTCTGTACCAATTACCGCTTTCTCTATCTAAGACAGGAGTGCCTTCAACCAAGTACTGCGTTTCGGAATCATAGTTGTACACGCCCATATGACAGAACACATAATGTTTTCCGTCAAGTTCCCCGCCAAGCCAATAAGCGGAAAGATTATGTTTTGCATCAGGGGTGACCGGATACTCAATAATTTTATCGTCTTGAATGATTGCGTAGTTTGTGTACATAATTAAGGGAAAATAGTTTTTACATTGACCGGCACTGCTGGTGATGTACCCGCCGTGTTTGTTATGCTTTGATTTGTTGTCAAAGTTAATGATTGCGTACCCTGACTGACTTTAGTTGGCAGGGACTGTGCAACTACTGAGCCAGACATTATTGTCCAAGTTAAAGTTACTCCGCCACCAATACTTTTTGATGAATTTGATGGAACTCCTGTAAGTGGTATATTGCAAATAAATGCGGAGTTTGGATCACCCGAAATTGCTAATACAAAATACACACCTTGAGCGCCAACAGCTATACCTTGTCGTCCAGCACTAAGTGATCCGCCCGGAGCAAAACGGTTTATCCATTGTATGTCTAGTGTAGAAGCCGATAAAGCTATAACATAAGCATAAGAGCTATCGTGCGCAAAGACGTATAAAGTTGAACCATACGCTTTCATAGCGTAAGTAGTAAAAGTATTTCCGCTTCCCGATATGTCAACGCGCACTCTATGCGTTGGATCGTATGACGAGTTAAGGCGCATAATAATTCTATCGGCTTCACTCCCCACAAATATATTGTTGGAAGTATCAATACAGAGAGAACTTGTTTGTTGCGAAAGTGAAATGCTATACTGCCAATTTGTAGACATAGTCAAATTGGCAGCGAATGGGTATACTGTTACATAACTGCCCGTATACGCATATATCACGAAAGAACCGTCTGAGCGAAGCAATAAACCGTGAGAAGTTTGATTATTCGCGCCGTCAAAACTATAAACAGTTAATGTTGTACCGGCGCTGTTAAGTTTAATCAACCCGTTTTTATATTGGTACGGTGGATTTGTGTTTAATCTTGCGCCTACAAGCACCTCTCCCGCAGAATTAACTGCGCCATTTTGAGTACTATAGCCATATTGTGGCGAAATATTTGCAGGGTATATTCTATTTAATGAAGAGCCATATAAAGTAGGCGTACGATTTGAAGTTGGGGGTTGAATTACCACACCCGCACTTGCATAATACCCCATTTGCCAACAAGAAAATTCTATGGCTGCCCCGTTAAAGGGGTATACATATGTTTGGGTAACGCCGCTGCTATTTGCTTTAACAAGTGAAGCAGTAGTAGTAACTCCTGATGTCTGAAAATACGTCCAATATATATTAGATTGCGAGTCAAGGCAAAGGCCCGAGCCATAATTAGTACCCGAATAGCCTCCGGCTGTAGCGGGGCTGTAAACGCCTATATATAAAGCAAAGCCATAAGAATTACTTTTACCGTAGAAGTTACTGACACTAATTTGGCCCGAGGCCACGCCCGCCAACGTACGAAAAGACGTACTGTTAATTGAAGCTGTAGCCGTAGCTGAAACGCCAAGTTCTAAGTTAATTGACTGCCCGGTAGTGCCGCCGCCAAAGCTAAGTGGGCCGGATGAATTCAGTGTCATTTGTAGTCCTTAGATTGAACCGTATGCGGTCATGTTGTTCAATGTGGTCAGGTTGCCTGTGCTATCCATCGTGGCAATTGTAGTAGCGCCGTATTTAAAAACCAAGACCCCACCAACCTCAGAGATACTAAAGTTTGTTGTTTGGAGCAAAGGCGTAGACACCGCAATACCGTTAATGTTTCCCGTACCGCCGTTAGCAATAGGCAATGCCCCGCTAAGTGTGATGTTAGGTGTCGTGCCACCAGAAGAAGCTAGAGGAGGCGACGCTGTTACGCTTGTAACCGTGCCCTCAGTTACGTTAAGTGCTGTTCTTAAACCTGCCGCAGATAAAGACGTAACTGTATTGTCTGCGTTAAATTGCGGATAGGTAACCGCGCTTGGGTTTGTGATGGTAAATAGATTACCACCCAAAGTTGTCGCGCCAAGATTGGTACGCGCCCCTGAAGCTGTTGATGCGCCTGTACCGCCTTCAGTAATTGCCAAGTCTGTGCCAAGCGTTAGGGAAGTCAGATACGTGATTGCCGCGCCGACATCAGTACCGTCTCC